GAACTGGTTAAAGAAAAGAATCATGGCGATTCTAAGTGAAAACTTTACATTTCTAGGCTTCTTTGTAGCGTGGGTAGTTTTAGAGGGTAGTGCAAAGACTGTAGTAGGATATGTGACTCTAGCGTCAATTGCCATCTGGTTTATGACCATTGGCATCCGTGAAGACGAAGAGTAATAGTATAGTATAATGGAGGGTATGAAAACCCTTCGTAATCTATTATTAGTATCATTACTAGTTCTTCCATTAACTGGATGTGGTTATCAGGGTTTCTATAGATATCCTTGTCAGAATCCAGAAAATTGGAAAAATGCTGAATGCAATCCTCCAATCTGTGAAGCATCTGGAACATGTACAAAAGATACAATTAAGATAGATACAAAAACAGATATTGATCTAACAGGGGAGACAAAATAATGGCTAAAGAAAAATTATCACCGCAAGACTTAGATGCAAGATTAAAATTTATTTTAGGTATTACACTAGGATCAATCTTATTTCTTACATCAGTAGGAATTTTATACGGTCTTTTATTTGTTAGCCAGCCAATTGGTGCACAATCAGAAAATGATAAAATGTTTTTCAATGTTCTTGGTTCAGTTGCAACATTTATTACAGGAACACTAGCAGGATTATTAATTGGTAACTCAGGTGCTAAAGATATTATGAAAGCACAACTTGATAATAAAGAAATGGATGCCAAAAATACACAGGCAGATAAAAAATTAGAAGCAGAAATTGATGCTACTATGGCTCGTCTTGCTGCTAAACCAGATGGACAAATGCCAGAAGAGCAACCAGTTGATATTGATTGGGATAAGGATTAATTATGGCAGAACAAAACACAGCAGCACGTTTAATTGAAGTTGCAACAGCAGAACTTGGAACAATTGAAGGTCCAAAAGATAATGAAACAAAGTACGGTGCTTTTACAAAGGCTAATTTTCAACCATGGTGTGGATCTTTTGTTATGTGGTGTGCCAATGAAGCAGGAGTAAAGGTTCCTAATACTGTTTATACTCCAGGTGGAGCAGCAGCATTTAAAAAGGCTGGTGCCTGGATTGATGGAGATGTAGCAGACCCAGAACCAGGAGATATTGCCTATTTTGATTTTCCATCAGATGGCGTTGATAGAATTTCTCATGTTGGAATTGTTATTAAAGACAATGAAGATGGAACAGTATGGTGCATTGAAGGAAATACAAGCCCAGATAAAAAGGGTTCACAACGTAATGGTGGACAAGTTTCAAAAAAACTTCGTGCGTTTAAAAAGAACAAACAAGGAGAAATGATCTCTATTGTTGGTTTTGGTCGTCCTAAATTTGGTTCATCAGGATCAGCCAATCCAACTAAAAAATCTCAAAATAAAACAAAAACATGCTCAGCATGTGGCCAAACAATAAAATAACATACTTGAATCTCTAAAGTTTTGCTGGTATACTGAATATACCGCATTTTGGAGGGGTATTCTTATGACTTGTATTGCCGTTGTTAGGCATGAAGATAAAGTATATATGGCTGGTGATCGTGGTGCTAGCGACGATGGAACAATATTAGCACTTGATGCTCCAAAAGTTTGGAAAATTGGTCCATATTTAATTGGTTATGCTGGTTCAATGGACGGAGAAAGAATCCGTTATAACTTTAAGCCAAGTGCTCCAAATATTAAAGATACTGATAAATTTATGCAGACTAAGTTTATTAAAGAACTTAGAGAATTTTATAATGAATTTTGGGTTGATACATCAAAAGAGGGTGATCTTGGTTTAATTATTGCTGTTCGTGGAGAAATATATGAGCATAGTTCTGTAGATATGTCTTTATCTAAATATACACTTCCATATCTTGCAATGGGGTCAGGCGCAGAGTATGCATATGGTGTGTTATATGCAACAGATAAACAAAAAAATGCTAGAAATCGTGTAGTATCTGCTGTATCTGCAGCAATTAAATTTAATCCATCTTGTATGGGTCCAGTTGACGTAGTAAGTCTTTAGAGATATACTTATAGTATGGAAGAGTTTGAAGAAATATTAAAAGATATTCAAAGTAAAGAGTCAGATGACAAAGAGTTTGAAATTTGGCTTGAAAATGGAATTGAACGGGGATGGATAACAGAACCGTTTTGTAATACTCATGATGGCGATCCATACATGACAGAAGAAGAACAAGAAGAATGGGAAGCAGGGGGCGACCCATGTCAAGTTGTATTTAAAATAAAGGAGTAAAAATGAAAAAAATATTAACATTAGCAATTACTATATCTTTATTTACATTAGTAGTACCAAGTTCTTTTGCAAATGATTCTGGTGGATATGCAGTTGTTGATCCATCAACTGGTAAAGTTCATGGAGTAATTGTTGCAGATAATGCAGATCCATTTAATAATGGTGGAACTATGCCAACAGACTATATGGGGTGTCCAGCAGGTTGTAAAATTGTTCAGCAGTCAACATCAGATAATACTGGAAATGTTGTTGGAATTCATGGAGATAATGTTCAATATAAAGAAAGCACAAGAACATTTATTATAAATAATGGTTCTGTATCTAATACAGATGTTGTTTCAACACAAACATCAGGTGATCTAGTTACTGAAACACAAATAGTAACAACAGTAAGTGAAAGTTTATATGAGTTTGGAGTTCAAGATCTTAAAAGAACAAATGGAGTATTTGAAATGAAACAAATCTCACCTTCAAATAACTCGTCTGTTAATTTAAGTGCTTTTAATAAAGTTTTTAGATGTGAAAATAATGACATATATTCTTGTTCTGGAATATCATCAGAATTGCTTGGGTCAATTGATTTTTCTGAAAGAAAAACAGAAGAACAGATAAGATCAGAAATTGTTGTAAAACAAATACAGTCTATGATAAATAATATATCTATTATTCTTGATAGACTAAAGTATTGGATAAAGTAATGACAAAAAAAATTAAAATTATTGCATCAACACAAGAAATTTTTGAAATTGAAGATCCTCCAGTTCCATCTTTTAAAAAAATACCACAATGGTATAGGGATACAAATTTAAGAATTAATAAAAAAAATAATTTTGATTTTGGAAGAAATCTGAACACTTTTAAATCTTGTCAACCATTTCTAGACGCATTAACTACTGGATATATGGTATGTTTTCCACAAGATATTTTAATAAAAAATAATAATGGAATTAAAACAAGTCAATGGACTTTTTCAAGAGAAGATATAATTTTAGATATTGACCAAGAAGAAAGAGTTAATGGACTTCCGATACCATACGGATATAATAAAAATGTTTGGAGAATGAATTGCTATCCATCTTTTAGTACACCGCCTGGAACAAGTATATTAATAACACATCCTTTTAATCGTTATGAACTACCATTTCTTACTTTAAGTGCTGTTGTTGATACAGATAAGTTTAAAGGTAATCATTTAGTTGTATCAATGTTTATTAGGGAGGATTTTGAAGGAATTATTGAAAAGGGAACGCCAGTAGCGCAAATATTTCCATTTATACGTGAAGACTGGGAGTCTTCGGTTCATGAGCCATATTCTCCTAAAGAAATAAAAAAACACTCATTTAATTTATTATCAATAATGCAAAACTCATATAAAAAACAGTTTTGGTCTAAAAAAATATATAAATAGTTTATGATATAATATTGGTGTACCCGCCAAATGGGGGTACACTAACTTATTCGCTTGAAAGGGGAATAAAATGGTAACAAACTTAACTATGGATCTTTTTAATGATCCATTTTTTATTGGCTGGAATAGAAATCTAGCCAGACTTAATAATGCACATAAGATAAATTCTAACTCATATCCTCCATATGATCTTCTTAAATTAGATGAAGATACATATAAACTATCTCTTGCAGTAGCAGGATTTTCTAAAGAGGATATTGATGTATCTATTGATAACGGATCTCTTGTTATTAAAGGAGAACTGGTAGAAGCAACAGATGCTGAAATTGTTCATAAAGGGATTGCTGGTCGTAAATTTACTCGCACATTTTCTCTTGGTGAATACATGGAGGTAACTGGTGCTGAACTTAAGGACGGTATGCTAACAATTAATATTGATAGAATCGTTCCAGAAGAAAAGAAACCTAAGACAATAAAAATCAAATAAATTTCAGGACGCTACCTGGGACAACCTGAGCAAGTTGTAAAAAGGCTCTTTTTCTGATACACTAGTATTTATATAGTAAGGAGTAAAATGCCAGTATATGACTACAGGTGCTCTAAATGCTCTAGCAATATAGAGTTTAACAGGGGGTTTGGAGAAGATAGAGAGCCAGTTTGCTGTGAACAAACAATGGTTAGACAATGGAGCGCTCCAGGAGTTATATTTAACGGTAGTGGTTTTTATTCAACAGATTCTAAGGGGAAATAATGGGAAAAAAGATAGAGCATAATCACTTATTAATTAATGCAAAAATTAAAAATTATCCAACAAATACTACTAAAGCAAGAGACTTTTTAACATATCTTGTTGAACAAATTGATATGAAAATTATATCTGGACCTCATGCTGCATATGTTGATAAGACTGGTAATCGTGGAATGACAGCAAGCGTAATGATTGAAACAAGCCATATTGCTTTTCATATTTGGGATGAACTTGACCCAGCATTGCTACAGTTTGATTTATATACATGTTCAACACTTGATCATAATTTAGTTATTAAATTATTAGATAAGTTTTTTGGACTTGTTTCATACGAATATCAACTTTTTGATAGAGAAAATGGTTTTGAACTAAAAGAAAGTAATAGAGTATAATGACTACTATGACCTCTGTTATTGAAGATAGCAATAAAAAGGTTTGGCAATTATCTGCTCTAGACCGTTGTGATTCTTGTGCAGCAGAGGC